CGACTACAAGACATTTATTGATAAGAATGAAGATGAGTTACAGAAGAAGTTTGATATCGCGCACAACTTTCAAACAAATACTCGCGGTTTAAAAATTCGTGGCTCTTATCCTTCACAAGAAGAGGCTGAGTTGCGTTGTAAACTATTGCGTGAGGCAGACCCGAATCATGACGTTTATGTTGGTCCGGTTGGTATGTGGATGCCATGGGACCCCGAAGCATACAAGACTGGTCGTGTTGAGTATATGGAGGATGAACTAAATCAGTTGATGAGTGAGAAGACGAAGAATGAGGCAAACGCCAAGAGTGCTTTTGATCAGCGCGTCAAGGAGACGAAACAAAAGGCAATCGACGAAAATATCAAGGCTGCTGAGAAGTCTGGAAATACACTAACTCAAACCATCGATGAGAAGGGCAATTTGGTCGGCGTAAATAGCGCGAACACACAGGAATTCGCTCTTAGAGAACAAGAGAATATTTCTACCGCTGATATTTGTATGGAATTGTTTGAGGGTGAAAATATTGTTTCTGGTAAAACGGATAATGGTGCGAGTCAATTAGTCAGTGGACCATTCGCTCAAAAAAACAACCTTGAACAGGTTGATTAAAAACTCCGGAAAATTAAATGATAACAGTATTAAAAATAAACATATAAAAACGTTTTATAAATAATATAAAAATGAAAATTTGTTATATTATTTCTACTTGCGATAAGTATCTCGATAATCGAGTCAAATTTCAACTTGATTCATGTTTAAAGCACGTTCCAAATGAGGATATTTATTATCTAACATCTAGACCCGATATCTCGAAGAGGCAATTTGGATGGTATGCTATGGACGATGACAAAAACATAACATGGAAATATATCCATTTTATTTATAACATGAATATACCACATTATGACTGGTATATATTTATCGATGATGACACGTTTGTTTATAAAAACAGACTGCAAAATTTATTAACAAATTATAACTGTGAAGATTGTTATTACATTGGCAAAGAGTTAGATCATATAAAGAGAGAATTTTGTTTGTATATGTCCGGAGGGGCTGGATATGCTATATCAAACGCGTTATATGCCAAAATTACAACCTATGTAAAACAAAATGGAATTAATAATTGTTTTAAACATTGGTGCGACGACTTGTGTATTGGGTTGTGGATACAAGAGATGTCAAAAGATACAAAGATAAATCAAATTAACAGCGATTTATTCAATGTAGGTCTGCATGCGAACGAAATGGAATTACAAAACGCAATAACATTTCACAAGGTTACAGCAGAAGATCAATTCATCTTTTATAACTCAGTAGAAGATGCACAAGTGATTATAACAGAAGAGAGAAACAAAGACTCTACTGTATTTACACTAATCACTGACACGGGTTACTTTGTCCGAGCCAAACGAACCATTATTGATTTGAGGACAAGGGGCAACTGGCGTGGTCAAATTGTTTTAATAACTATTGGGTTCAGTGCGAATAAAAATTTTATGGAGTTTTATAATGTAACCGAAGTGTCGTTCCCTTGGATAGATAAGAGCAATCTACTTGAAAAAATTGGGTTCAATGGGTTTATAGATACGACGGATAAGAGAGAAATTAACAAATTAAACCAATGGGAAAAATTACACGTATTCGACGAATATTTTATGCGGTGGTCTCGAGTTGTATATTTAGATGCGGGGCTTCGCGTTCTAGATGATGTTAAATATCTACTTGAACTCGAATATAAGGATAGAATATTAGCGCCAAAGGATGGCAAATTATATGATGACACATCGTCGTTTAAATGTCAATTGAGCTGCGATAATCTCGGTCTAATAGCAAATTTGCAGCGCGAATTCGGTGATCAAATTTTGACTTCGAATTATATGCTTAATTGTATGTGGATATATGATACAAATATACTGCGACTATGCGACAAGACGCAACTAATAGAAGCGATGAATAAATATACCTTGTGTAAAACAAATGAAATGGGAATTATGAATATAATGTTACATTTTAAATATAACTTATGGGAGCGGTTGCCTATTAAAGCGTCAAACGGTAAGATTCTATTTGATTGGTGCGAATTAAATAACCCTGGGACAAAATGGAGCGATTATTGTTATATTAAATATCCAGTGACAATTAGTTTTGAAGATTGTTAGCTTATATTTTGTTTTTACTTAATTTGGCGTATCTTTATTTTTCAAAATCCGCCTTATTTGGGAAATATTTTTTAAAAAATGACAACATCTGAGATGCGACAATTTTTCTTTTTGCGGGATCTGTTTCTACATCATTTATACAAAAAAACTTGGGCCGTCTATTAATAATGTCATTCAGTCTTTCTGAAAAGTTGTCATTTGCGGATGATAAGTAAAATAATGTATTGTTTTCATTGTTGACAAGTTTTGCCTTCTTATGTAAATACATAAATTCTGCTATCGGGTAGTGTATTTGCTGACAAGGCGAAAGCAAGTTATTCTTTTCGCAAATATCATACCCTTTGTCCTTTCGTTTTTTTGTCATACGTATCCAATCTATATAATCAGAGTACGTGTTATTAAAATCCAATACCAAATTTTTAATTAGTGAAATAGGAATGTGTTTGTATAACTTATCCGCACTTTTTGGTACATCAAATAGTAATTTATTTTCACCAACACCCCTGACTATATTTCTCGTATGTATCGAATAATCATCTATTAATGCTTTGCCATCAGTTGTAAAGAAATCTGTATATTTTACCCTTCTGCCTAAAAATATGTCGTCATTAAAATATATATAATGATTCGATAGTCCAGGAATGTTTGCGATGGTTGTTTCTATCGCGTTTGAATTTGTGTTTGGTAAATATTTTTCTAATGGGAATGTTTCTGAATGCTCAACGATTATTATTTTACTGTTGTCCTTGATCCAGCTAGGTTGTTTCGCACTATTCATCAAAATAAATATTTTATTCACCCACGGAGCGAAAAAATGAACAGATCGCAAGCTATATTGTAGTTCGTGATTATATCCCAATCTTCTATCATTTGACACGTCTTCGCCCTTCCATGTATAAACAACATCAATTGGGAATGGAGTCGCGCGCGTCATTGAAGTCCGTTTAATAGTTTTGTTACGAGGCTTTTTATTACTTTTACTTTTATTTGTAACGCCCATCATATGATATATTATGTGATAATATATTATATATTATATTTGAATATACTGAATCTTTCTACCATTTGCTCGCCTTCTTGACGCTAATTTTGGGTCCACCGCCTCGCTTCTTGGCAGCATTTGGGTCATATTGTTCTTCCTCTTCGTCGTCCTTAAGGTTTTTAGAAAGGTCCCAGAATTCCTTTGACCCCAATCTAAAGTCTCCGTGACTGTCTGCTTTATACCAAAATACCTGGTCGTGCAATTTATTTGATTTTGAGTTGTTATTAATGACCAAACACTCGTAATTTTCGGTACATTGGTCCATTACCTGACAAAAGCTCTCAAATGTGGGGAACATACCCGCATAATTTTCATAGATTCGTTTTCTGTTTGCGATATAATTCTCTCTAAGAATGAAAACATAATCAATATTTGTTCTCAGTGTGGGCGGAATACCTAAGGGATATTGCATAGTTATCACCAACATTACCTTCCAATGTCTTCCGTTCATAAAAAGCAAACGCATTAATTTATCTCGCGACCATGTGTTGTCATAGAGACAATCATCTAAAATAACAAACGCTCTTGGATCAATATTGCAGCGTTTATATGTCTCCATTTCCTTTTTAATTTGTTTAAGAACGGTTCTCTGTCGTTTTAGAATATTTTCAATGATAGCCGAATTATACTCGTTGTGAACGAATAACTTGGGCACCATTTTTGCGTAAAAACCGTTACCCTCCTCCGTGCCCGAAATTACTGTTCCAATTGGAATATCCTGCTGATAATATAATAAATCTCTGACCAAGAAAGATTTTCCAGTGTCTCTTTTACCAATCAAAACAACAACCGGACCCTTATTTTCATTTGGCTTAAAGCTGATATTTTTCATATCAAATTTTTTTAATTCTAATGTCATTTTAATAACCTGATAAAATAAATATATTATGCTAAACGAATTTAACAGAACGAGAGCACCTCAACAATTACATAATTACTAGAAGATGCCGATATAACGAACAAAAAGTGTTTTAGACATACAATGAGTTAAAAACACATATAATTTATATATTAATTAGCTAAAGTATGTTGATTAATTATCAAAAACGAAAGAACCTCGAACTTTTTAATAGTTTAGCAAAACCAAACTCTTTATTTATGTCAGAAATGCAAAATTATATACCAATTTATACGCGATTTTTTTCATTGAACGATACCAATTATAACGGCATAAACTTGAATCATGAATGGTATCTTTCCGACGCGAATAAGTTTGAAAATGACAATAATATATACAAGTGCAAAGTTAAGAACACAAATAACAATAAACAAAAGGAAGTAATGGGTTTTTTTAAAATGGCGCCCTTATTGGATCCATATAAATATTTGATAGGTAAATATAATGTCAATGATGAAAATTTGTTTGTATTGCCTCAATTAACATCAAGCGATTTAGACTGTAACGCAAAATTTGTAGACCCAAACAATTCAGCATATGTCGATGGTTTTTTTACCTTCTTGACAAGCGGATTGAAGCAAACCCATAAATTTTCACATGGAATTGATTACTACGGTTCCTTTTTAGGAATTAAGAATGATTTCATGTTTAATGTATATGACGACATTGATTATTTAAACAATTCCGATTTCTTTAATAAGAACAAAAACCTCCTATTTAAAATTGACGATTATGACCATTTGATCCAAAATGAAAATCCGGTTTTAAAACCAATCAAGATACATACTACAAGCGCCATGTCGCAATTATCCGCAAAATCCTTCAACAATGAAATTTTTGATAATGTGTTTGAAGAAAATACGATCGGCCTGGATAATTTAAAAGAAAATGATATTATTAATTTGTCTGATCTGACTGATTTAGTTGATCTGACTGATTCTGATATGCTTGACAACAAAAGCACTGATCGAGTGTCACTAAAATCAAACTCAACATGACGACGACTCTGATGATGAAGAGGAAGAGAGAATTAACGCAACTATTCCGAAATTTCCGGTTCAGGTTATAAGTATGGAGTGTTGTGAAAATACATTCGACGATTTAATTCTAAAGAACGTCGAACTAAGCAACGAGGAATGGTTTTCTGCGCTTATGCAAATAATTATGATTTTAATTACGTATCAAAAGGCATTTAATCTAACGCACAACGACCTACACACGAATAATGTTATGTATAATCATACCAATAAAAAATTCATTTATTACTGCTACAAAAAGAAGTACTATAAGGTGCCAACATTTGGTCGCTTGTTTAAAATTATTGATTTTGGAAGAAGTATATACAAGTTTAACGGTAAATTGTTCTGCAGTGACAGTTTCCAAACTGGCGGCGACGCGGCAACTCAGTATAATACAGAACCTTATTTGAATGAAAAGAAGCCGAGATTGGAACCAAACTACAGTTTCGATTTATGCCGCCTAGCCTGTTCTATATTTGATTACGTGGTTGAGGACACTGAAGAAATTAACAAATTGTCCAAGTGCGCAGACCCAGTTAAACGATTGATCGTCGAGTGGTGTTTAGATGATAAGGGTATAAACATGTTGTATAAAAACAATGGCACTGACCGCTACCCTGATTTTAAATTGTATAAAATGATTGCCAGATGTGTTCATAACCACACACCTCAAGCTCAATTAGAAAGGCCAGAATTCAATGCGTTTTCCGATTTTAAGGGCGCTGTCCCCGATGATGTAATAGACATTGACAGTATTCCGTCATATGTATAAGAATTTAGCATTTTATAAGTGAACATTTCGTTTTTGTTCATAATACAATAATATTATTGTATATTATGAACTCATTTGGATTTATAATAACAAGACACGTTAACTCTGAAAAGTCAAATAAATATTGGAATCGGTGCGTTAAGTTATTACGGACGTTTTATCCACATAGGCAAATTGTTATTATTGACGACAACAGTAATTATGCTTTTGTAAAATCAGACGCAGATTATAGAAACCTAACTATAATACAGTCTGAATTCCACGGAAGAGGAGAACTGCTGCCATACTATTATTATATTAAAAATAAGTTTTTTGAAAATGCGGTGATTATGCACGACAGTCTTTTTTTACATAAAAGAGTCCCATTTGAAGCATTCAATGGCAGGTCAGTTTTGCCATTGTGGTTTTTTAACCCAGATAAAGAAGATATTAATAATTCTATAAGAATTACAGAAGGTCTACGCAATGCGCAACATGTCCAAGAGTCCCTTAAACTAACCGAGTTGACAGTATTCGGGTTGAATCACAATAAATGGTCCGGTTGTTTTGGTTGCCAGGCCTATATAAATCACGGCTTCTTGTTACAGATAGAAAACAAATATCGCATTACATCTATGTTAGACACGATTAAAATCCGGAGGGATAGATGCTGCTTAGAGAGAATATTGGGATGTATATTTTCCAAAGAAAACCCAGGTTTGGTAAATAAAAAGGGGGCATTTGGGAACATAATGGATGTATATCAGAGTTACGAATACACTTTTGAT